TTATCGCATGGGTATGTCGGGGCGCAAAGGCTCCATATTGTGTGGGCGCGAATACATGAACTCCCTAGAGGATAGCTCCCTAGAGGAAATCAAACAGGCAATATACTCCGAGCCGTTTTTGCTGAATTATTACCACGTTGGCGACAAATACATAAAATCACACGACGGTAATATTAAGTTCCTGTTTGCTGGCTTGCGCCATAACCTAGACTCGATCAAATCAAAATCCGAAGTTCTGTTGGCATGGGTAGACGAAGCCGACGCGGTGTCGGATATTGCATGGCGAAAGTTGCGCCCTTCTGTTCGCGCTGCTGGGTCTGAGATTTGGGCAACGTGGAATCCTGAGATCGACGGATCTGCTACTGATTCGTTTTTTATCAAAAACCCACCGCCGGGGCTGGCAATCGCCAATATCAATTATCAGGACAACCCATTTTTTTCCGATGAGCTGGAAAATGAGCGGCTTATTGATCTATCCCGCGACCCAGACATGTATGCTCACGTATGGGATGGACAGTACCTGAGCCGCTTTGATGCGCAGATATTCGCTGGGAGGTGGGAGGTTAAGGAGTTCTCGCCGGGTAGGAATTGGGATGGCGCGTACTTCGGGCTTGATTTCGGCTTTAGCCAAGACCCCACGGCGGCGGTAAAATGCTGGATTTACGACGAGCAACTATGGATTGATCATGAGGCAGGGAAAGTTGGACTTGAGCTTGACCATACACCAAAGTATTTGATTGATCGTTTGCCAGGCATTGCCGCGCACGTTGTCCGCGCTGACTCTGCCCGCCCTGAATCCATATCGTACCTACGGCGGTTTGGTATTCCGCGATGCACTGGCGTTAAAAAAGGCATTGGATCGGTCGAGGATGGCATAGCCTTTCTGAAGTCATTCCGGCGCATCAATATCCACCCGCGATGCGAGGATGTGCGCAAGGAATTTAGGTTGTACTCGTACAAAGTTGATCGACTTACGGGTGATGTATTGCCGCAAATTGTGGACAAACATAATCACTACATTGACGCGCTACGGTACGCGCTAGAGCCTGCAATCAAGGCAAAAAATTACAGCTTGGAAAATATCCTATGAAACTCTACGACGGCCTGCGCTCGCTCATTAGCAACCTAGGCAATCCACTCAAAGACAAAGCCGCGGCTACTACTTACGGCTATGCGCGTTTAACGGATGATCAGTTAATAGCGGCATACGCAACCAGCTGGGCAGCTCGTAAACTGATTAATGTCCCCGCTGGCGATATGCTGCGCAAGTGGCGAGCGTGGCAAGGCGATGATGTAACAAAAGTAATTGCTGAAGAGGAGCGCCTGAAGCTCAAGAGCAAGCTGCTGGATGCAAAGATCAAGGCGCGGCTATTTGGTGGAGCAGGTATCTTTATCGGCACTGATCAGGATTTAACTGAGCCGCTGAGCGTAGAGCGCATTCAGCACGGCGGCATTAAATACATGACTGTGCTGATTGGCCGCCGTGAATTGACGGCAGGCGAGATCGAAACCGACCCGTTGAGCGAATATTACAACCGTCCGAAATACTACACCGTAGCAGGCTCAAAGAATCAAACACAGATACACCCCTCGCATTTTGCAATACTGATGGGCGAGCCGAATATGGATGTGATTAACGACGGCTGGGGGCTGTCAGTACTGCAACACTGCCTCGATGCGATCAAAAACGCAGACGGCGCTGCGGCCAATATCGCTAGCATGATCTTTGAGGCTAATGTCGACGTGATCGGAATCCCTGATCTAACAAGCAATCTAGCTAACGGTGGTGCGGAGTTTGAGCGGCAGTTGCTGGCAAGGTTTGCGCTGTTTGCACAGGGTAAGGGCGTTGCCGGTGTGGGTATTCTCGATAAAGAGGAGGATTACACTCGCAATGCCGTCAATTTTGGGACTCTCCCAGAGCTACTTGAAAAGTTCATAGTGTTGGCTGGTGCTGCGGATGGTATCCCAGTTAGTCGGTTTTTAGGCACATCGGCGGCTGGATTGAATGCCACCGGTGAAGGCGACATGGAAGTATATTTTGACAAGATACAAGCCATGCAATCTGATTTAGAGGGCGAAATCTACACGCTAGATAACGCACTATTACGATCCGCTGGTGTTGATCCGGCGTTAAATTATGCTTGGAATCCGCTGGAGCAAACCAACGCAGCCGAAGAAGCTGTGACCAATAAAACCATTACCGAAAGCTTGATAAACATCAACAACCTAGGCACTTATTCAGCAGATGAGATGAGGTCGATTGCTACACGCGCGCTCGGTGCTTTCGGGGTCGCCGAGATAGTTGCAGCAACTGAAGAGGCGCTGGCAATCTAATGGATTTTAACCTTGCTACGCTTGCTGTAAACGCCAAAAAACGCGCGGGTGAATATCGCCTTGATCCTATCCATACGCGGGTAGGCTCTGAAGTGGCGTATCGCAAAGTATTGGCCGAAATGCTGCGCGGGTTATTGAGCGAGGTCAATACGGCTATCCTCCCCAGTTACACGGCGGACGCAGACGAAGAGCCATGGTATGCGCGCCTAGCTGCTTTGGGTGTCACGCTTGCGGCTACTGCTTCCGCCAAAATGACCAAGTTATTTTACTCCGAGGCAGGGTGGCACACGCGCCAATTTGCAGCCACGGCATTACGTGGGCTAGGCGTGGATGTGTCCGGCTTGTTGTCGCAACTCGATACTGAGGAGCTGATGCGGCTTTATATCGCTCAAAATACTGACCTAATCACGGGTTTAAAAGACGACGCGATCAAAGTGATTCGCCAAGAAATTATGACAGCGCGAATCCAAAAACAACAGCCAGAACAACTAGCGGAAACCCTGCGGCACAAGCTGAATATACTGCGCACCAGTCGAGCTGAGTTAATAGCGACAGACCAACTTGGCAAGCTGACGGCCAGCCTCAACAAGCACCGGCAGCAGCAAAGCGGCATGTCTGAATACCGATGGAATTACCGTTCGTGGATTAAGCGCGAAGACCCGCGCAAGGATCATCAAGCGGTGAATGGCAAGTATTACAAGTGGGGCGAGGTCACAGGCACGAAAGACGGAAAAGAACCCGGTACCCAAATACGCTGCAAATGTTGGGCGCAGGCCGTGGTGAGGATTGATGACGATGAATAAATCCGATGCTTTAACTATACGTTTGTTTATGCGATTACCGCGTTGGCGCAAGGAGAAAATCCGCCGCGCTGCTGAACAGGTTGGGCAGAGTATGAGTGAGTACATACTCATTGCCGTGGACAGGCGGATCAATCACGAGCGTGAGCAAGAGCCGAGAAAATAGCCTTGACTAGCCACCTGCCAATGAAATGATGGCGGCGGCGTAGGTTTTCATGCGTAAATCCCAATAAAGAAAGCCCCTATGAAGGGGCTTAGGTTAGGGGTGGCTTGAATGCCGCCCCGTTTGAGAGGGGATTAAGACAGAGGGGATTAAGACGAGGCTATCTCTTATTCCACAAAAAAATTGGAACGTTGTCGAACCGCGGATACCCACCAGCATGTGGGGGGTGATACAGATGAAATTTATCTGTAACCTCCACCCATCCTAGGTTCAGAGAGAACTCAGTTGAGTTCTCAACGTTCCCGTAGCTGTCTGTCAAGGGAAAGACCCTCGGGTATTGCTCAGCATAATCTTTGCATGAGATTTCCATTATTTTCTTCCTTTGCCCGTCTGGGCGGTTTGAGTCTCATGCTTCGTTGAGCTGCTCAATCAACTAAATTAAAAAATCAAATCGTCAGGGACGAATGTCCCCGCATCTCGCCGAAGCTGAGCCGCGCACATCTTTAACGCTGCGCGTGCTTCCGGCGTGTTCGGAATCCAATCCTCAACACGGGCATTAGTTACGCCCGTGCTTATGTTTGTTACCTTCCATCTGTTCCGACTGGTCTTTGTTGCCTCCGCTGGCGTGATGGGTATTGGCCGTGGTGGGCGGCCACGTTTTTTTGTGGTGGTCATTAAACCTCTCCGTGTTCGATGGCGCTGCTTAAATCCTCTTAACCGTAAATTTCTTTAGCTTTTTTGATGTCGGCGAAAGTAAAACCACACGCCTTTTCGATGGCTGCAATGGCTTGTTGTTGATACTTGTATTTTTTAGAGTCGATTACTGTTTTTGCCGCTGCGTTCCATTTTGCGCGCGCTGCGGCTGCATATTCAGCAGTCCATTTTTCTGACCACTCTGCATCTAAAGATGCTGTTAACTCATCCCATAAAGCTGCTGGCACGGAGTCATTGTAATAACCGCCTGCACTCTCGTTGTTTAAGTTGTTGTAATAAGCATCGCGTTTTTTAATTGCGTCAATTTCTGCTTTGATTTCGATAGAAGCACGCATTTTTATCTCCGGTTGCGTTGTCTTGATGTGATTATAATACAATTACCGGAAATTAAAGTCAAGCAAAAAGGTGAGGCATGTTAAATATTTTTTAAAGATAGAGCCAATCAGTAGCGATGCAGGCCGAGCAGGAGGGGCTGCTTAGGGTCTTTTTAACAATCTGGTTAAAAAGCATTTAAAAATACAAGGGATGCAGCCTAGCTAGGAATTTGGCACAAGGACGTGCCTCTTTTAATTAAACCGCATTCTGCGACGGGTTTTGCGGGTAATGATCTGCCTGGATTTAACTGACTTTATCCGCCTTACTTCGGCCTCGTGTTTTGCTGCGCGGTCTTGTAGTGGTTTTAGTTGTGTATGCATAATTACAAGTGACTTGGCTAGGCATTCACTTAACTTCTGAGCAGCAATTCCTATTTGCTTGACCGCGTTCTGGAATTGAATCCTCGATGCCTCGAATGCTGTTGCGTCGAAATTTTGCCAATCGAGCTTAAATTCCGGCTTTCCCTTTCCGATTTTTAGCTCATGCGCTGATGTTTGGCTAATCATGGATCAACTCTCAGTAGGTAATTAGCTTATTTTACATACTCCGTCTTTTTTACAAAACTGGCCACAAATTATTACTTTTTTTATTAGGCCAAAGCCCTTCCTCAAAAAACTGTGCGCACAAATTATAAAAATAAAGCAGCGTCCGATAATCTAGGCAAATGCCTAAATTCGTCGAAGATGCACAATTATCGAATACCCGCCTCACTCGTGACGGCTATCTAGTCGCCTCGGTGCTCTGCGCTCGCACGGGCATACAAGATTATCTAGGCGTGGAAGTGGGTAGGCCGGAGCTGCCGGTTGTGCACGTCTACCGCCCTGAATCGGCGGTATTTGCCAAAGATTCGCTCTCTACATTTGTGGGTAAGCCCACGACCAATGACCACCCACCCGCGCAGGTGACGGCTGACAACTGGAAAGAGTATGCGGTTGGGTCAATTGGCGAGGAAGTGCTGCGCGAAGGCGAGTACATCCGTGTGCCGATTACATTGATGGATGCGGCAACAATCAAAGCGGTGCAGGACGGAAAGCGCGAAATCAGCATGGGCTATGAAATGGACTTGATGTGGGAATCCGGTCAAACGCCAGACGGTCACGCCTACGATGCTGTTATGTCCAATCTCCGAATGAATCACTTAGCTATCGTTGATCGAGGTCGCGCCGGAAGCCGCGCACGCATTGGCGACAGCGATCACCCCAAACCGTGGGGAGTTGCCCCACTTGTAACCGACGGGAAGCCCTCAATGACTACACGAAAAATCGTAATCGATGGGATCACCATCGAGACTACCGACCAAGGCGCGGAAGCTCTGCAAAAGCTACAGACGCAGAATCAAACCTTGGCGGATGCCGCAAAAACAGTGCAAACCGCGCACGATGCCGCTATCGCCGCCAAAGACAAAGAGCTAGCTGCAAAAGATGCGGAAATCGACGCTCTGAAAAAAGCCGCTCTGACGGATGCTCAGCTAGACGCCAAAGTACAGGCGCGCGCAAGCCTAATTAGCAAGGCGCAAAAGCTAGCGAAGGATGCTGATTTTGCGGGTAAATCCGACATTGAAATCATGACTGTTGCCGTTACCGCTGCGCGCGGTGCTGATGCGGTTACTGGTAAATCTCCAGCCTACATCGAAGCTGCATTTGATTTAGCCGTTGATGCGCAGCCTGACCAGTTTCGGCTGGATATGCAGGGGCGTGACAAACAATCTGCAAACGACAACGGCCAATCTGGCTATGAAAAACGTCTGAATGACGCATGGAAAGGGGGTGCTAAATAATGGCAACTCAAACTACATACAGCTCAACTATGAGCGCAGCCCGTGCGGGCATGATTGCCGATATGCGCGGCTCAACCCTAATCAGCCGCACAGTGGAAGACGCTACTCTCGGTTTTGGCGCTCCCGTGACCAAGGGCACGGCGGCGGGTCAGTGTAAAAAGCTCGTTGCAGGCTCGACCGATATTATTGGTATCACTGTCCGTGAGCGCTCAGGTGTAGCTGAATCATCAGGATGGGCACAATACGAAGATGCACGCATTATGAGCGAGGGTGCATTGTGGGTAACGGTCACGGATGCGGGTGGTGTGGCGGCTGGTGATCCGGTGTGGGTCAAAAAATCGGATGGCACATTCAGCAATGCCGATGCTGGCTCTAGTGGCTCATTAAAACTCAATGGCCGGTTTGAAACCGCAGCAGCTAACGGCGGCCTTGCTGTTATTGTGTTTAACTGTAACGTCCCTGCTGTGGCTGGTGCGTAAGGAGATAATATGTCTAAGCAATTATTCGACGCACAGGCCGCACTGGGCTTTGTCACAGCTCAAACGACTCATATTGAGCGAGAGGTAAACGAGACGGTTTATCCTGATATTCAGTACCCCGCTCTCGTCCCTGTGGATACCTTGGCTCACCCATTTGCTAAATCAGTCACTTACTACAGTAGCGATAAATTCGGCACTGCGAAGTGGATTAACGGCAATGCTGATGATATTCCGCTCGCAGGCACAGAGCTTGCGAAACACGAAACTAGCGTCCACATGGCTGGCATCGGCTACGGCTACGGCTACGAAGAAATCAACCAGGCGCAAATGCTGGGGATTAATCTGACCGCAGATGATGCGATGGCCGCCCGCCGCGCTTACGAGGAGATGGTTGACCGTGTTGCTCTATCCGGTGATGCGGCCAAGGGTTTTAGTGGCCTGATCAACAATAGCGCAGTGACAGCCGCAGCCGTTACGACGGGTTCATGGGCAGCCGCTACCGAAGATCAAATTCTGGCTGATATTAATGGCGTTATTCTTGCGGTTAGCTCAGATACGCAATATGCAGCGATGGCCGATACTCTGTTGCTGCCCTATGCAAAACTGAATTTGCTGGCAACTAATCGCCTTGGCGATACGCAAATGACAATCCTTGAGTTTTTGCGCCGCAACAACACTTATACCGCGATGACCGGCCAAGAGCTGACTATTCGCGCCGTGCGCGGCCTTGAAACTGCTGGTGCTGCTGGTGTGGCTCGCATGGTGGCTTATCGCCGCAATCCGCAAGTGCTAAAGCTGCATATCCCAATGCCGCACCGCTTCCTACCGGTTTATCAAGATGGCCCGCTGAATTTCGTAGTTCCCGGCGTGTTCCGCTTGGGCGGCTTGGATATTCGTCGACCCAAGGAAGTTCGTTATGGAGACGGCATTTAATGACTGCGCGCAAACCTGATGAGGCGACACCGCCTAAAGCTGAAGAGGCCAACGAAGCGGCAAAGCCGAAAGCCATCCGTAACAATTACCGCAGTCCATTGCAAATCGGCGAAGGCGTGATCATCCCGGTCGGCGGTAGCATTGCCGTTGATGATATGGATGCACTCACCAAAAATCAGACGGTGGCAGCATGGCTAAAAGCTGGTGTGATTGAGGTTATCTGATGGCATTTGTCGCTACTCCATTAATTGTAGAGGATGGCTCTGTTGTTGCTGGGGCGGATACCTTCGTCTCTGCCGCCGATGCAGGGCAGTATCTCTATGATCGCGGAGTAATGACACAGGCTCAATATGATGCGGCAGCTATGGCGGGTGCTTTAAGACGCGGGATGGATGCGCTAAAAAATCTCCCTTGCTTATCTGCGTATGCGCTGCCGTTAGCTCAGCCTACTGCTATTCCAACAGCGCTAATCGAAGCGCAAATTTGGGCGAGCTTTTACATCTGGAAAAGCGCCAAAAATGACCCTGCTAACATCTCAGCCGGTGGCAGTATCAAGCGCGAAAAGACTGATGTCATCGAGCGCGAATACACCGACAGCAGCCCTAAAAAAACCTCGGTAACGCTTGAGGATATGCCCAATGTCGCTAATGCGCTCCGAGTGTTGGGCTGCGCATCACTCACTGTCAAGCCAACGGTTTTGCCGATGGGGATGTGGGTATGAGCGATCACGTTTGGGCAGCAGAGTTGGCGACGGAAATGATCGGCGAAAATGGGCGGCCTATGCTGCTACGCACATTTACGCAATCCGGCGAGCCGTGGAGTCCATCACTAACACCTGTAGACACTCCTGTTATGGGGCTGCAAACCGGATGGACGCGCTCAGACCGCGACCAGTTTTTAATTGAGACTGGAGATATAAAAATCCTGATCGACTCCAATGTAGAGCCAAGTACGGCGGGGCGTATTGTCGATAATGATGTTGATTACTCCATTATTGATTTTGTAACCGTAGCGCCCGGTGAACAGACGATATTTTACAAAGTGCAGGCGCGGCGATGAGCAGTACGTTAAGCCCCTTGCACGAAAAATACAAACGCCGCTTGCGGAAAGCTATACGCGCAACCTGCAATGAACTGGCAATGCGTATTGAAACGCGCACGCCTGTGCTGTCAGGAAATTTACAGGGTAAATGGCAGGCTAATAAAGAGCCACTGACGTTGGAAATTGGCGATACGTTTGTATTTACAAACAACGCACCTTACGCCCGTTACATCGAGTATCTGGGGAATCCCGCTCGAAATCCGGGGGTAACAAAATACGCGACTGATGCGCCTTACGGCATGATGCGCCGCACTGTTGCTGAGTTTGATCAAATTGTGGATGAGGTGACCGGTCGTGGAGGCTGATTTACTGCAAGCAGCCTTTGCTAAAACTAAAACCATTGCTGACGGGCTTAGCCTCCCTTGCTATTGGCCTAACGTAGCCCTACCGACCGCACCAGCCAATGTGCATTTACGAGCATCGGTAATGTCGATACGTCCAAGAGTTATTGGCATTGGTGGAAAGGCTCGTAGCAAATGGGCGCTACAAATTGCTGTATGGGTGCGAGATGGTGTTGGAGTTATTGCGCCAGCAACTACCGGAGATGCAATCAAAGCAGCATTGCCGTTTGGGTCGATCATCGCCGGAGCATCGCGCACGTATACGATTACAGAGCATGCCGAAGCAGTTGCGCCAATAAAGGCTGATGGATGGTACGCAATGCCGTACCTGTTTGCAATAGAACATATTGATTAATAAGAGGTATTTATTATGGCTGGACGTACTTTTTTAGGGGCTAAAATGGCGGTATCTGCCACTTTACCAACCACATTTGATGATCATGCTACAACTGGATACCCATCGCTAACATGGGTTGAGTTTTGCGCGGATGCAATTCCGGCGCTGAAAAAAACATTTCAGACGGTCGAAAAAACAACGACATGCTCAGAGCTGGACAAGGATTTAAAGGGCAGCGCCAAATTTGATGCAGCCACCTTTAACTTTGATCCGGGCGATTCATCCGCGGCTGCCACTATTTTAAAAAATCATTTTGATGGCCCAAACAAAAACAATGAGCTTGCTTTTAAAGTCATTTTTAGCAAGCGAGCAGGCGAAGTAACGCCAGAAGAAAAATGCACGACTGTGCTAGTCGGTGGGTATGCGGACTCTAACGGCGGGGACAAGAATGCTGTTGATCTAAAAGAAGTTTCGCTCTGGATTCAACGCGACATCGTAACCATTGATGCGACCTAAAACGCGACCTAAAACGCAACCTAAAAAAATAAAGGGAATAAAAAAGATGAATCTCAGCGAGACATTTGCTGTTTCAAAAACCTCGTGCCAGATGAACGGCTACGGCACAAACGAGCCATGCGGTGTTGTTTTTCACGGTTACACAATCGACTCAAGACAGTGGGAGGCCGCTAAAAAAAGCATTCAAGGCCGACCCAAAGAGCAGAAGCTGATTCTTGGTAAGCGCGAAAATTATATGGCTATCACGCCCGACGAAGAGGCGGAGCTTAATCAGAGCTTAGTGCTGATTGAGGTCATTACCGACATTACGGGCATTGAAGGCTATACATTCGACCGCAAAGACGCACGTGAGCGCCTGCTTGATCCTGAGCAGTGGAAATATTGGCTCGATCAATGGAAAGATCATTTGGATGACCGCGCAAATTTTATGAAGCCGCAAAGTCCAATGCAACGAGTTGGATTAGCTGCCTAGCGTGGCTGCGTGCTCATAAAAAGAGGGAGAGCGTGGATTTTCCACCGCTCTCTAGTTATGAGCGATGGCTGGTTGATTTAGCTCAGGATGTTGGGCTTGCATCTGGCGAAGGCGTAGTTACCCCGTGGGCTGAAATTGAATCCTATCTAAATCTGTCGGGACTGGAATTGACGATGTGGGAAATAAAAACAATGCGATTTTTATCCATCGTCTACATCAACGGCCTGCATGAATTTGCCGATGAAAAAACAGCGCCGCCGTTTGAAACTGACATCACTCAAGAGCAGCGCGAAGCCGCCGCCGAACGACGCGCACGGGAGAGTTGGAGCTAATGACTGCTGATATTGCTGAGCTAGGGTTTAAGGTTGATACGTCTGACATTGAGTAGGCTACTAAAAAATTTAGCTTGCTTGATCGAGAGTTCGGCAGGGTCGAAAAATCCGGCGGGTTAGTGTCGCGCTCGTTTGAGTCTGCTGGCGAGGCTGGTAAAAAATCCGGTGGGCTGGTATCACGTGCATTCAGCGAAGCATCAAGCTCACTTGAGTTTTTTAGAAAGGCCGCGCTCAGCTTGGGTGGTGTGCTGGCGGGTATTGGCTTCGGCAGGATGACTAACGACGCGTTGCAGCGTGCAAGGGAGATTCAGCGTGTATCTGATGCGTTTAATGTCAATGCGCAGTCACTCCAAGAATGGCAAGCGGTCGCTAAAAAATCAGGCATTGAAGCCGATAAGATGGGCGATATTTTTAAGGATGTATCGGACAAAATCGGCGATTTTGCCTTAACCGGCGGCGGTGAAGCTAAGGATTTATTTGAGGCGCTAAATCTAAAAGTAAAAGACTTTAAAGACTTGGCCCCTGACCAAGCACTTGCAAAAGTGGGCGAAGCATTAGCTAGTTCTGGACTCACACGCAATCAAAAAATCTTCCTACTCGAAGGCTTAGCTGATGATGCCTCTCTGCTCCTTCCTAAGCTCGAAAACATCAGCGCAGAACTAGCCGCCGTGCGTGCTCAAGGCGAACGTACCGGGGCGATTATGTCCCAAGCTGATTTAGCGACGCTCAACGAAGCCAATAAAAACATAGATGCGCTTAAAAACGCATGGATGGGATTATCAAACAATATCGGTGTAGCGGCTGCTACCCTTCTCAATACATTCGCGCCTTATCTACAAGCTGGGCTTGAAAGTGTTTCGGGGCTTTTTAATAGCCTTGCAGCCGGTTTGGACACTGTTATTCAGTATTTTAGTCAGTTTTCGGACGTGATTAGTCCTATTTTGGGCTATATCGGTGATTTCGCTTTAGGGGTAGCGGCATTTGCTGCTAGTGCAGCGGGTTTATCGGTCGTGTCGACCGCCTTCAGCATGATTACCTCTGCCGTGAGTGCATTGGGCGCTGCGCTCTTGGCTAATCCGATCACTGCAATCCTTGCCTTAATTGCGGGTTCTGCCGCATTAATCTATCAAAATTGGGGACCAATTAGCGCGTGGTGGTCTGATTTCTGGTCGGTATTTGGCGAGCCTGCCAATCAAGCCTTTAATGACTTAAAAGCCAGCATCGAAAACTCAGCCGTTGGGCAAGCCTTAAAAGATGTTTGGGCTGAACTCCCCGCTGATATTCAAACCGAATTGGAGGGTTTAGCCGGTGCAGTGGGTGATACCTTTGAGCACATCAGCGATGTGATTAGCGATAAAGGACTAGTTGCGGGTGGCATCCAAATATTTCAAGAGCTGAATGTCGAGATTCTTAGTCAATTAGCTGACTTAAGCCAAGGTGTGCAGGATCAATGGAACTCAATCACCCAAACGCTAGATGATGCGGGAATTACCGATGCATGGAATACCGCAGTAGATGTCGTATTAAGCCTTGCCGATGATTTACTAAGCGGTTTAGATCGAGTGTGGGCGGATGTAATCGACGGCCTAGCCACTGCCTTTGATGATGTAGGCGGCATTCTCGATGAAATCGGGCAAACCTTTTCGGTGTGGTCTGAGTATATCGGCGAAGTCTTGGCGGCGATTGCGCCTTATGTTGTCCCAGCCTTAGCTGAATTAGCGGATTATTTCGCGCAAACCTGGGACTTAATCGCTGGCACAGTCTCAGATGCTTGGAATCTGATTACTACGATTATAAGCACAAGCTGGGATTTTGCAGTCGGTATTATAACTACAGGCCTACAGCTATTGCGCGGTGATTGGGATGGTGCATGGGCAACGATGCAAGGGACGCTAAGTGGCTTTTATAACGGCGTTGTAGACATCATAAATTCACTGCTGACTCTGTTCTCCAATTTCGCCAATAAGGTTGGCGCTATTTTATCGACAGTCTGGAATGGATTGCAGTCACTAGTTGGCGCATCTTCTGCGGCGCAGGGCATTAGCGCATCAATGCAGGAAGTGCACGCGGGAAAAATGGCAGATGATTTGGTGCGTGTTGATGATGCAGCAAGACAGGTAGGCGTATCACTCAAAAGTACTGACGTATCTCTAAAAGCGGCTAATAGCTCGCTCTTTGAAAGCGCTAAAGCGGCTTTTAATTTTGCTGAGCAACAGCGTCGAGTACGGAATGTGCAAGAGGACGTACGCAAACACGTTGACGGCCTAAGTGAAGCGCATAAGGCTGCTATCGCGCCTGTTCATGGCTTAGGCGGTGCTCTTGGCAAATCAGGTGATGCTGCGAAAAAAGCAGCCGGGGGGCACAAGGGCTTAAGCGATGCGCAGAAAGAGGCTAAGAAAGCAGCCGAGGATTTAGCCCGCGCTCAAGAGAAGATTGCCGACCTTTTTACTAAAGAATCCCAAAAGCACGATGTTCTCGCGCTCAAACTGAGCCAAGGTGCTGATGCAGCCCGTGCATTAGAACTGCAATACCAAACCATGCACGACGGTGTGAAAATCCTCAGCGATGCTAAAGCCGCTGAATTAGTGCAGATTGAAAACTCGAATAAAGCACTCGAAGAAGAAATTAAACAGCGTGAATCTGCTATCAAGGCCGTGGAAAAAGCAGGCGAAGCGGTAACGAAATCAGAAACTGCAATGACCATTGCACGGGATAGCATTTATGCAAATGACGAGGCTTTACGCGCCTTAACTCTCTCGCATGAAGAGGGTTACAGCAAAGCAGCGGCTCAGGCACAGGCACATAATGAAGCCCTAACCGAGTCATTCAAAAATCAGCGTGATTTAGTTAAAGACCTCGCCAAACTCACCTCCGAACTCGCCAGCGCTGATGCTCAAATGGCTGCACTAAAAGCCGGTGGCGTGGCAGCAATGGACGCAGAGGCCACGCGCCAAAGCGCCCTGAATGATCTCAAAGAAAAAGGGATTAGCGTTGAATCCGCATTAGGCCAACAGTATCTAACAGCTAAAGCGGCCATCGAAGCGAAAAACAAAGCGCTCGAAGCTGAACAGGATATTCAGAAAAACCTACAGGGCATTAGGGACTTAGGCGCTGAAATCGCAGCTACTAAACTAGGCTCCGCAGCGTTAGCCGAAGCCAATCTCCAGAAGGAAATCAGAAATAAACTAGATGCGCTAGGACTCACTCAAGAAAGTGCTTTAGGTCAGCGTATTGCCGAAACGACTCGGCAGTTGTTCGCTAAAAACAAGCAGCTTGAGGTTGCCCAATCCCTTGCTCAACTACGCACCGATAACGAGTGGTTGCGTAAAGAAGTTGCTGCCACTCAAAAAGGTGAGCAAGCCCTTAAAGAGCTGAATATCCAAAAAACACTCTTCGCAGAACTCTCCCGTCTAGGCATTCAAGCGAGTTCTGCCGCTGCTGCCCAACTAGAACGTGAGATTCGAGCGCAATATGGCTTGAAAGATGCGCTCGAAGCGAGCCAAAAGACCAAGGAAGCCTATCAAGGTATCGGTGATGCGATTGCCGGTGGCTTTTTATCGGGCAACTGGAAAGAGGCAGGTCAAGGCGTGTTGGCTCAGCTCAAAGGTACCTTTGTCGACCCGCTGAAAAAATCACTAAGCGATGCGATTAAGCAAGGTTTAGCGGGTGGTGCAAACGGTGGCTTCTTGGGCAGCATTAGCAAGCTACTGAATTTTGATGGAATCAAGGGCGCTCTAGGCGGCGTTGGCTCTAGTGTTGGCGGCCTGTTTAGTGGTATTGCCAGCTCTGCCGCGAATGGTTTTGCGGGAATTGGCACGGCTATTAGTGGCGGCCTGTCTGGGATTATGGGTTCGTTCGGCACACTGGTTTCCGCCATCCCCGGCTGGGGCTGGGCAATTGCGGGTGTTGCTGCTTTAATTAAGATTTTCGGCAAAAAAGATGGCAACTTAGTCTTTGGCCAAGGCATGCAGGCCGGGCAGCAACTCACAGGGCAGGGCGGCCACAATGGTCAAGAGCATTACCGCCAGACGGCTTTAGGTTTGATTGGGGCCACATCAGGTTCTAATAAAATCGGTCGTGAAAAAGACTTCGTGCCGAAATTCCACGAAGCGCTGGATGCAATGAAGGCTCTGGACGACATGATCGCTAAGTCCTTGCCAAACAGTGTCGATAAGTTCAAAACCGCCTTGTCGGGCTTGGAGTCAAAAGGCTTCTCGATTGAGCAAATCATGAAGCAACGCTACAGCACAATCATTCAAGCTTTGCCTGAAGCCTTGCAAAAGGCCCTTACCGCAGGTAAAGCACTCGCGGATATGAGTGCTGAAGAAATTATTGCCCGCTTTAAGCTGATTGAAGATGCTACTACTTCCGGGCTAATCCCTGCTTTAGAAAGCATGGGCTGGGCAACCAGTAAGAATAAAGAGGGGGTACTCGCTTTAGCCATTGGCTTATCAAATGCAGCCGGTGGCATGGATGCGCTCAAGAGCAAAATGGATGCGTATTATCAAGCTGCTTATACCGAAGCCGAGCGTGAGGTGCTAGGCAAGCAGCAAGCTAAGACGGTGCTGGATGAGTACAACAAGCAGCTAGGCTTGTCTGGTAGTCAGTACATTGACACGATTGCTAAGTTGCGCTTGAAGATTGAAGCCGAAGATAAAACCACTGAGGCTGGCCAGAAGAATATTGCTGTTCTTTTGAATATGGTAGAAGCGCTTAAAACACTAAGCGGTACGGCTGACGAAGCAGCTAAAAAACTCCAAGATCAATGGTCGGCATTTAATGATGCCGCTTATACCGATGCAGAGCGCACTGCCGCTACACAGCAACAGGCTAAGACGGCGATTGATGCATACAACCAAAGCTTAGGATTTTCCGGTGCCAAATATATCGACACGATTGCCGAACTCCGCGCTTACATTGAAGCGCAGGACAAAAACACTGAAGCCGGACGCAAAGCGATTGCCGCTGCCTTGGGTATGGTGGATGCGCTTAAGACTTTAGGCGGCACTGCGGAAGAAGCGGCTCAGAAAATCAAAGGTCAGTGGGATGCATTCAACGATGCCGCTTATACCGATGCGCAAAAACAACAGATTGCACAGAATCAAGCCAAGAAAGCGATTGATGCATTTAATCAAAGCTTGGGGCTAACGGGCAATAAAACGATTGATAACATTGTCGAGTTACGCGCCTACATGCGCACGCTAGACGGCAATACTGAAGCCGGACGAAAAGCACAGCAAGCCGCTTTAGGCATGACGAGCGCGTT